ATTTAGAGAATTAAATCAAAAGATGAAAGATATTCAATCTGAAGGAGGTGATGCTAAATATCTAATGGAAGATTGGTTTAGACTAAATGATGAATTGGTACCATTGGAACAATCTTTTAGAAAATGGGGAATTGAATTAGGCGATCCAAGATTAGATAGATTACAGAGAAGAACCAGACCCGATGCTTATAATAGAATAGACTTATGAAACACTTAAAAACATATCAAGTATTTGAATCCGTTGATAAGACTTTTGTTAAAGACTTTTTAACAGATTTTGGAACACTTATATCTCTCAATTTTAGCCAGATAACTAAAATGGGTAAAGATTCTGATGCTACAAATGAGTTGACACTTATGATGCAACAACTTAGAAAACCTATAATAAATGGAAAAAACTATTTTGATTTTATCAAAGATAATATAAATACTATTCCAAATAATCCAAAGTTACTTTCTACACTTTTAGGTATAGTAAGAGATTATTTAATCTATATAGAACCAAGAGTTAAAAAATTTGTTACCGATGAAACAGCATCAAATGGAACTAATTATAAAGAAGCTTGGTTAAAGAGAATTGAAAAAATCAAAAACGACTATAAATTAATAGTAAGTCAGTAATATGTCACTCCCATTTCAAGAAACTAAACTAGATGATAATATATTTATCAGAGATTTCAGTCACGATACTGACTCTGGTGAGTTTATGTGGCATCGTGATAGAGAAGATAGAATAATTGAATCAATTAATGAAACAGATTGGTTAATACAATTAGATGATGAACTTCCAAAAAAGATTGTGGGTGAAATATTTATACCAATGGGTGTTTATCACCGATTGATAAAAGGAACAGGAAATCTTAAGATAAAACTTCAGAAGTTAAGTAATTAAGTTCGTGATCAAACCTATCACTAATATACTTGACAAGTCTAATACACTTCTCAAATTCATCAATTTGTTCTAATTCTTTCACAACTTTCTGTAAATATCTTTTAGAGTAAATCTTAAAATCAGTTGTATAAGGTTTATTTGACATACATCTGTCAAATACTTCTAAAGCATTCATATTAATCTTTTTTAGAACTATAGTTCTCGTTATAAATTCTTATTATTTCATCAAACTCGGACAACACACCATTCTTAAACTTTTTATTATCATATTTTTGTTTAAGGATATATTCTTTTATATAATCTTCATAATCTAAGTTGATAGAAATATCTAAATTATCCTCGTCTATTTCTTGAGACTCATTTAATTCCTCACCATCAACTAATTCTTTTGTGATATCATCAATATACTCAACAGAAGCAAAGTTAGATTTTTCTAAAAGAATTTCTAATTTTCTTCTAAGTTTTCTATTATTAATTAAAAGACTATTTGATATTGCAATGTCAATATAATCTTTACTATCTTTCAGTTGTTCTAAAACTTCAACATCATCTTCATTAGTAACTCTTACTTTCTTGAAGACCGGTGAATAATTATTAGGAACAAAATCTAAAGTATCATTTTCCAAATCTAAAACAGTAATTCCTTTCTGATCACCATAATCATTTCTATCCATCTGATAAAGTGAACCAATAAACATAAAGTTTGAGTTAATCTGTCGAATATGAATGTGACCAGAGAAAACGTTTTTATATCCTGAAAAGTTTTCAACATCGATTTTATCTGGATTTCTATGAGCTACTGAATTAAGATGCATTCTACAACCGTTTAAGTCAGAGTGACAAAAGAGGTAATCACCAGGATTTTGCGAAATCTCATTAATCATATCTACACGTTTCTCAACCCAAGGCATCAAAATTAACTTTTGTCCACCTACATTGAGAGAAGTAGTTTTTTCATAAATAGTAATGTTCTTATTTATGTAACCATAAAGCCTAACTGAATTGACTTCGTTTGATCCTTTATTCCATAAATCATGATTACCGACCATGATGTGCATTGGTAGGATATCAGAAATTTCTTTAAGTATTTTTTCTACTTTATTCAGAACAATAATAGGAAGGCTTGTTCTATTATCAAAAAGGTCTCCTAAATGTATAAGAATATCACCTTCTTTAACATTTTCTTTTAGGTATGGAATAACGAACTCATAAAATGTAGATTCCATCATGTTCAGCCATTTATCTAAGTTATTTAGATAAATACCGAAATGAGTATCAGTGATCATAAAAACTTTCATATTGAAATTTTCTTTTTATATCAATATTTTTAGTCATAGTTTAGAAAAAAAACACTTTTCATAACTAATATATACAATAAACTTAATAGAGACAAATTAGAAAAAAATATATAATTTATAATTTGTCAAACAAGTTAAAGAAAAAATAATAAAAATAAGATGCCATTACCACATTTTACCACAGTCACAACCAACAAAACACCGGGTGGACCAGGTACGTTTCCGGATGAAGTAGTATACTTGAACCTCTTTGAGATTACATTTATTCTACCAACTTTGTTGACAGCTCAACTTAGAGACCCGTTTTTGTTACTACAAAATGCGACAAAAATCGACTTAAACTTGACTGAATTTGACGTTGCAGCTAAAACTCAAAGATTTAAATACTCTACAAGAATGTTTATGACTTCACCAACTAAGACAGACGGAACACTTTCTATTCCGATTCAGGTGAACGTTAATAATCAGGGTTCTATGGAAACTTGGAACACACTAAAAGCTTGGTACGATTTAGTATTTAACTCACAAAATGGTGCTCTTCACTATAAAAGTGACATCATCGGTACAATCATCGTTAATCAACACGACAAAAAAGGTGTCGTTTTAAGACGTGTTACTTTCCAAAACGTACAAATCACTAAACTTGGTGGTTACTCACTTGACTGGTCTTCTAACAACATCATTGAAAACGTACCAGCAGATTTCGTTTATGATTACTTCATCGATGAATATATTGACCAAGGAAATGGTATTATTCCACAACTTGTATCTGGATATACTTTAGACTAATATTAAAACATATAAACAAAAAAAAACCACCAATTGGTGGTTTTTTTATTTCAAATAGTTTAAGATTTATTTTAGAAACTTGGCATACTGAAGTTACTTCCCATACTAGACGCATTCTTCATCATTGAGTTAGTGTCATAGTTTGGCATTGACTTAGACTGCTCACCTTCTTGTTTCTTTCTTTCTTTCTCTTCTTCTTCAACGATTTCGTTGACAAGTTTAATATTCTCCTCGAACATCCAGAAAGGCCACAAATCCATAGATTCTTCTCTAAGATGAAAGTGTTTTTGCAAAAGAAGCTTATTCTTTAATATATGCTTCAAAGGCATCGTGAATAACGAAAATACCTGAGGCTCCGGTGGGAAATTGCATATCTGTGCGGACCTCCTCACCGCACTCACAATTTTTCTTCAATTCTTTGATACCAAATGTCATTTTACTGACAGCTGAATTTAAGAACTGAAAAGAAATATCATCCATTTCCTCGAATTCTTTTACTTTGGCTTTAATTCCATCATAAGTGATAGAACTTCTACCTGGCATCATGAAAGGAATAATCTTTAAGAATGCTAAATTTGGTGTTCTTTTTTCATTATTTTCTTTAATAATATAGTCAGTAAATGCCTTCTGAAGACCAATATTTGGTGGTGTTAATTCAAAGAATTTACCGTTTACAGTCTTAAAGTTATAACACTTAGTGGAATGATTGAAATATCTTTCTAACTTATCATCAATTTCATGAGTCACAAAATGTGATCTACCCAATTCAATACCTAAATCTTGACCACAAGTACATTTTGTATTAACGATTAGTGAGTTACCTTGTTGAAAAGTAAGTTCTCTAATTAAGAATATAAGAAATAATCTATCTTGATCCTTGATTTCTAAATATGAACCCATCTTACCATCGGGATATTTGATTCTGACACAAGCCTGCATCATATCATTCATTTTTTCAATAATGTCATAGAAGTTATTATCATCAACCATTGAATAAGCCTGAATTTCTCTAACTTGAGCAGGTCTGACCATAAATAGTGTACCTGTTGGATAAAACTCACCACAAGGAAGTTCTCTTACATCCATATTAAAGAATTGCAAGTCAGTAGTTCTACTAGATTCTATTGTTGGTGCTACAAAAGGAATATCCGTCTGCATGGCAGCAGCGGCTTCTGCTTCTCTTTTTCCTGTTTCTAAATCATTGAGGTGTCTCTTTAGGTATTCTTCTTCTGACATCTCTTGTTTCTTATTCTCTGACATAATAATTTTTATTATTTTTTTTATATATTAGATAAACTATCTCCTCTATTATAAAATCATTTTGATTATAAGTTTAGTTTAAAATAAAAAAACCCTCAAATTTCTTAGAGGGTTTTCTTTAGTTTTATTAGTTTTATGAGTTGATGAATCCACCAGCACTAATTGCTCCTGTTCTAAGTATTGTAATATTGTTAACAATAATACCCATACCTTTGATTGGTTCAACATAAGTGTCAAGTACACCAATTTGATTATCAATAATCTCAGGTGTGTTATTTTCATCATCCATTTTGTTGAAGTAGTTATATAAACCGTTTCTTCCAACATATGTCTCACAGATCACATCAGCTCTTAACTTGATTTCAGCTCTTACATCTGGAGTATTAAATTTCCATTGGAAGTCTAATAACATTCTAGATAACTCTCTTTCAAGTTCAATCAACACCTCTCTTACGTGGATGTAAGAAAGAGCGGATCTATAAAGTGTTTGAGCTGTGTTTTCAGTCTCAATAGCGTATCCTCTATTTCTCTTGAATACTAATGGGTTCATTTGAGCCTGATTTAAGTACTCGATATCACTCGGAGTGAACATCATCTCTAAGTCACTAATTCCAGTAATTCTACCATTTGTGACACCTGCTGCAATTGTCCAAGGAGTAACATTACCTACGTTAGATACGTGTTTTCTCATATAAGTTGTTGCAACGAATGGTGCTGGTGGATGCTCAAGTGGTCTACCATTATCATTCACAATCACATAAGGTGTAAAGTAACCTACACACGTAGAACCTGCACCTTCACCAAATGAGTAAAGGAATGCTGGTGAACTTTCTGGATCCCCACCTTTCGCTACAAATTCAAGTTGTAACACACCCTCTGCGTTTACGAAACTAGGTGACGATGAATTCTTGAATTGTCTTAGTGAAGGCATGTTCAAGAAACCAAATGCGTCTAATCTTTCACCACAAATATCTACTAATTGTTGTTTTGACTTTTCAGTAAGTCCAAGACCAAATGAGTCAATCAAATATCTAAAGTCAATTGCTTCTTTATTTGTGATTGCCTTAAACAATGGAGTACCTTTTGCAACAAGATTCAATATTGTATTTTGTCTAGTTTCAGTACCATCAGGTAAAGAAGATTGTCTAATTCTAAATCCTTTAAGTGAAAGTGCCTTGTAAGTATTTGCGTACTGGTCTACACCAACAAATCTTGTAGTTTGTAAATCACCCGCGAAGTTAGTGATAGCAATTGGACCATCACAAGTAATTTCTGTAAGGTTTGTATTTCCAGCATATTGTCTCTTACTTAAGATTCTTGTATATCTTCTTGGTGCCTCACCAACTTGTAAGTCTGCTAAATTATAACTAGCTTCTAGGAAGTCTCCTACTCTAACTTCAGTATATCGAGCTGCGTCAATCAAACACTTATTAGCTGTCTGAACATATCCTGCCGGAACTTCGATTTCAATAGTTTGTTTGAAGTTAGTTTTCTCAGATTGAATATAGAATGTATTATTTGCTTCTATTTCAACATCTACATCAGCGTCTAATGAAGAATCTTTGAATTCAACACTTAGAACACCATTAGAGTCTAAGAACATTCTTAAGTAGTGTTTAGTAAGATAATCATTTACTAAGTTTACATCAGTAATATACTCATAAACAACCTCTTCATTAACTTGATAAGCGTAGAAAGTAGAACCAGCGAATCCAAGTGCGTTAGCTAAAGCATTTGCTGATTGAAGTGGATTCACAGCGTTTTGTACGATTGTGAATGCTCCTTTATTTTCAGTAGCAGTTGGGAACTGAATTTTCTCTTGTACTTGTAATTCAATTTCATCATCGAAATTCGGAACTGTTGATTGGAATACGATATAGTCGTATCCAGCGTAAGATGATGTTGCTGTAGTTGCTACTTCACCATCGATGAATGTAACATTGACTGTATCACCCAATACTGCGTTTTGAGAACCATCAGACATAACATAAAGTCTGTTATCGTAGAAGAAGTCTTTACTGTTGATATTACCATCGAAATATCTTGTATAGAATTTAGAATACTTAGCAACAACACCAATTCCACCCGGAGATGTAACAGCTACAGTGTCTTTAGTGATGACACCATCTGTTCCTAATAAGAACTCGTTATCTTCAGTATACAATACAAAGTATCCTTTTTTGATATCTTGTAATTGAGTAGATGTTAATTTAGTATCAAGTAAGAATGACTTATTTTGAGTAGTACTAGTTACGATATCAGTAATTTCCATGTTAGCTAAAGAAGCTTTTTGGTATGATGCTGATGGTCCTAATACCATAGTCATTTTTGCCTTATTTGGTCCATCAATTAAAGCTGTTAATCTTCTAAACATCTTAAATCTTCTGTACTGCTCATAGTTAGAAACTTTAGAAACAGTGTTAGTACCAGTGAACTCAAATTTAAGAACACCAGTTGAAGGCTCAGTAATATAATAGTCATCACCAGATTGAGTACCAAAAGAGTAATCTTTAAATCCTTGATTTGTTACAGATACATCATCTACAGAAAGACCACCAAGATTAACAAATGCTCCTTGATAAACATCGAATGTTAAGTAACCTAAAACGATATCATTTAATCCAACTGATGGATTTGTATCTTTAGTCAAACTATTTACACTTAATATCTCACCAGTAGAGTCAATAATAAATGCTGATGTATAAGAAGCTGTTGCGTTATTTACTGGATAATCAGCTGCACTTATCACTAATGATGTTGTAGCCGTAACAGGAACATAAGTATCATCAATTACAGCGAAACCATTTCCACCAGGTACGTTATAAGTAACTGATAATGATTGTGTACTTGTAGTGAGTGAACCTTTAGTAACATTATAAACAACACCCTCAGCGAACCAAGCTGTTCTATTGTTACCGTTATAAACGATACCACTTGTTAAAGGTGAACCACCTGCTGAGTCAGGACCAAAAGCTCCATTAGAAAATGCGTGGTCTGCTTGACTGATATAAGAGAATGTTCCAATGTATGGATCAACTCCTAACATCGCAGTTACGTTACCTGGTAAATCAAGAGGTGTATTGACAATCTCGATAGACTCAGCGATTGTTTCTTTGTAAGATAAGAAATCAATTTCTGTTTCTTCTTTACCAACTAAAGTATTTCCTAAAAGGTCAACAAGACCAGTGTAGAAGTCCTTTTCAACTAAGTCGTTATTGAATGCACAGAATAAACCAGTTCTGTCAGTGTCTCTATTAATTGTAGTTTCAATAAATATATTTCTACCATTCAAATCTCTAAAGTAAGGGATTAATGAAAGACCTTCATAATATGCTAAAAGTGTTACGTTTCTATCATTAGCGAAATTTCTTATCTGTTCTTTTCTAAGACCAGAAGCGTTGAAGTAAGCACTCCATCTTGGATCTACAGCTAATTGTTGATAGTTTGACCAATCACCACCAACTACTACTACGTCAACTAAATAGTCAGACGCAAAATCATTCTTATTAACGTAAGGAGGCATTTTCTCAACAGAACCATACCACTCAAGTAATGTTCTATCAAATCCAGTAACTGATGATTTGAAGATGAACACAGTAATATCTCTGTCAGAAAGGTTAGTTATGTTAAAAGCTCTCTCTGAGTAACCAGTGTTATTCTTAGTCAAATTGATGAAAGACTCAGTATCTCTCTTCCAGAAACCAGTTGTATCAAAAAATCTTCTATATGCACCCAATCTCTCGATATCATTCATATATCCAGCAGAAGTAGATAAGGACTGATATTCGATAGTGTCAAGATTGTCATCTGTTACTAAAAGATTCATCGCGAAAATAGGCGATGTCTCTAACATCTTTGTAATTGTTCTGTGAAAGAAAGAACCTTTTCTTTCTAATCCTCTATCAAGTTGTCCAAATATTGCTTCTAATTCACCAGTAGTTGTAATTCTAATTGGTGTATTAACTGGCCCTTTTTTAGAAACCCCGATTACAAGGTTGGTAATACCTTCTTGTACAGGGCTCGTGATTACGGATTGGTCAAATTCTTCTATGAAGATTCCTGGTCTTTTGTATTTTCCAATTTGAATAGCCATATTATTTTATATTTTTTTTTATTTTAATGTATATATAAAAAACAAAAAACGATATTTTTTCTATTTTTGTTCTTCATCTTTCATTTTTCGATTAAATTCATCAATCTCTTTCTTCACATCAGTCATTTTTTGTTCCATTTCTTTTTTCTTTGATTCAATGGATTTTCCTATCTCTAAAATCTTTGCAGATTTCTGAGTCAACTTAGTGTTTAGGTCATTGATATTAGATTTAGTCAACAGTTTAGTTTCTTCTTTGTCTAATAGTGTCAACTCCTCCTGAAACTCTTGAATTTTGAGTTTGTCTTTTGTTCTTTCATCTTGTAAATGACTAACTTCTCTTTCTAACTTTTTAAGTGTTGAATATTCTATAAGGAATGGATTTCTATCTTGTTCAGGACCAGACTCAACTTCTCCTATTATTGACTTAAGTTTTATCTCTATATCTTTGTCAGTTAGTTTGTCATTTTGATAAACAGCATCAATTTGCGCCTTTTTTTGATTGAATTCAGTAAATTGTTCTTCAAGAGCATTCATCTTCTCTTTTGACATCTTTACATCTGGCTCATCAGTGTCTTCGATTTCAAGTTTCTCAATAAACTTCTGATAATTGAATACATATTTCATTTTTTTAAGTAAATTTCACTGTAGTAGGCTTTTCAGCAGCTTCTAATTCTGGTTTAATATTTTCAAAACCACCGTGAATTTTAACAGCAGTTTTCAATTTATTAATATCTTCATTTATATCCACAGCTTTAGTAGTAATGGTTTCCTTACCCTTAACATCCTCTTTAGTTTCCTTAATAAGCCAGAACATCTTCTTTGTAATAAATTTCTGATTCTCAACTTTTTCAGGTTCTTTTCCAGAAGAAACACTGTTAATCTTTAGTGGAAGTTTATTGTTTATTATACACTCTAAGAATGTATTTTTAGAAATAATCGTACCTCTAACTTTTTTTCTTACCTCTAAGTCCATTTCACCATCTCCCTTTTCGGTCTTAATTGACTCACCGTCAAAAACTTTTAGTAAGTAATTCTTGAATGTTAAAAATGAACTTGAGTAAGATATGTAATAGAAATCACCAACAACATCTTGAATGAAAAAATAGTAAGTCACATCTTTATTCGTGTCATCAATACCATCAACTTGTAAACACTTTCCACTAAAATTTTGTTCCTTGATAAAGTCATCACCTTCTTCACCCTCATTACCACCTTTGATACTTTCTGGTTTAACAAATTTATAGACTGATTGCTTGATTAATGATGCTTTTTCATGTGCTTCTTTAACATCCAACTCACCAGTAGAAGGATTCTTCCAAGATAAATCAGCCTCTGGTAATCCCTTGAAGTTTTCATCAGACATATCACCAAAGTATCTATCAAGCATCTTTTGTTGAGCTCCTTTCTTGAATGGTTCTTCACCATCTAACATTTCTGTAATGAATTTTCTTAAAGCCACACCAGCTCCTCTTTTTAGTACATTACCTACTCTAATTTGAGTATTTTTGTTAAAAATTGGTTGGAACTTTCTTTCACCCATTATCTGAATCACAGCATCATTCCAAATAGCAAAGGTCTTTTTGTGTCTATATGGTCCTTCTGTTTGAGCATTTGGCTCACCACCACCACTTCGACCAAAAGGAATGTATTCATTATAAACAGATCTTGATACTTTACCACCAGTTCTAGCACCAGGTATTGTATTATTAGTATGTAGGTTATACGCTCTATTGAATATTCTAACTATATTCATCACAGGGTCCATACCATCAATAACAACAGCATCTTTAGTTTCAGCAAGTTTCTTTTCTAAATTTACTTTAATCTTTTCAACCTCAGATTCTTTCATAACCCATGCGTTAAGATCCATATTCTTCTCCCACCAATCTTGTATATCCTTTGCTAATTTCTTAGGCATTATTTTCTTAGGATCTCCAGTCTCAGGTGTTGTCTCACCTTCTGATTTTTTATCACCTTCTTGTCCCGCATCAGTTTTTTCATCAGTAGGAGTTTCATTTTCTTCAGCCTCAAGAATCATCTTATGAATAAATCTATCATAACCTAATAATAATTTCTCTTCGGTTTTTTCTACCTCAGGTTTACCAAATTGTAATTCAGGATTTATAACTCCCCTCATAGTTGCGTTAAAATTGACTAATTCTTTCATCATTTTATCCCACAAAACTAAATTCTCATTATTAGAAGCAAACATTTTTTTAATCTCATCGTTAGTAGCATTCATAACATCATTTTTAACAGTGATTGAGTACAAAGCAACTATTTTTTGAGCGATATTTTCGGGTCTTGTTAGAAAATTATCAAGTCCTTCATTTATTGTGTATTTTTTTCTAAAATTCTCATCCTTTACATATGTGTAAATCTTCTGAATTGGAGATTTTGTCTTACTTTGAGCAATTCTCTTTTCAGGATCTAACTTAAGATAAGCCTCTAATTCTTCTATAACACCAGGCTCACTCTTAAATAAACTATAAAGCGGTTTAATTCCCTTATTAACGTGAGTACCTTTGGTTTTAACAGTAAAGTCCCACTCTACAGTATCTCCAGCTGAAACATTTTGAGGAGCTTCTTCAGCTTTGTAATCAACTTCTTCATATATGTAAATTGACTCTTTTGTTGTTATAGGCACTTTCGCAGTAGGAGCGGTAACTCTAGCAAGTTCTTCTTTATTTTTAGCACTAACATCTATTGTTTTTTTCTCAGCCTTTTCAGCTTCAGCTTCTTTTCTAAGTCGAGCTCTTGTTCCTTCACCAGCATTTGTATTTTTACCAGCTTTCTTTTGTTCTTCTTCCCACTTAGCTAATTTTTCCTTATAGATATCATCAACTGATTTACTAATGTTAGAGACGAATTTTTTATCACGTGCATGTTTTGCAACAGTATCGTCAGCAGAAGTAGCATTCAATCCTCTTGACTCACCACCATATCCAGGACCTTGGTAAAGCGGTGATCCTTTGATAGCAGCATAGAAATAAAACTTCTTTTTCTGCATCTCATCATATATTTTAACGACGCTTAAAACACTCTTTAAGTTCTCTGTACAAAGATTAAATAGTTTATTCTCTGTTTTTTCCTCAAAAGTTTCTTTCTTTTTATAATCATCTGGATTGATTCCCTCTAAAAATTCCAAGAAGTCATTTAATTGTCTAAGTAATTCATTTTTCTTTTCAATAGGCTCAGTTTCTTCTACTTTGGATATTGTTTCTTTTGTTAAGTCTATTAAACTAGGTAAGTTAACAGGATCAATTCTACCTTTAAATTTCTTAAAATCATGAAGATGAGCAACATTCATCTCCAATCTGTTTAGAAATGCATATATTGTAATGTTACCCAACATTTGTTTGTCAGCAGGATCTAACTCTGCTAATTGAGAAGTACTAAGTATGTCCTCAAACTCAGCTCTTAGTCTTGAAATAAGAGGTTTCATTAAAACCATATTGGCCCCAATTTGAGCCTTTCTAATAATAGCATTTACCAACCTACCAACTAAAGAGTCACCCCAAGTAATTTCATTACCCATTGCACCAGAACCTGGATAAGTTTCAAGTATTAATTTATCTATATGATTGTCTAACTTTCTTTCTAGCTCAAACTGTCTTTTTTCATTTATCTTTTTGAGATAGTTATCTCGACTATTGATATACTTCATGAAAATATGAATATTTTTTTGGTATATATTAAATCTATTTACCTGATTTTATAGAAATTTTTTTTTATTAAATATTTTCTAACTAAAATAATGATTTCATAAGATTGTAGAAATTCTATATTTTTTTAGACTCTAAAAAACCGCAAAATTTCATTGGTCGTTGAAATTGTTATATTTTATAGTCAATATATACACTAATTAAACATAATTTAGATTTATGGATTATTTAGAATTAAGGTATGGAGGTAAGACTTACACTACCAAAAATCAAATCTTAGAGGTACTATCAAAAGAAAAGCTATACTGGTTGATAGATTCCGAAGTAGACAAAGCAATCATTGAAATACAAAACAATACTGTAATCTGGCACGAGGGTATCTACTTGTCAGGTAACTGGCATTATGGAATATTTAAGAAAGGAGGATTTTACGGCACTTGGGAAAACGGTATATGGGAAGACGGATATTTTAACGGCGAATGGATAAGTGGTATAAAGCTTAATTAAAAAATAAACTACACTACTATGAGAAGAAAAAAAGAAATAACAAAATCTGAAATTTCAGATTTGTTATACACTAATCAAAAAATCTCTATCTACAAAACTAAGGAACAATGGTTTTTCGAGATTGGTAGAGAAATAACAACAGATTTAGGAGAAGCAGTGGCAATTTTGATGAAAAATAAGGAAGTAAATGAAGAAATCTGGAATATTGAAATCAAAGAATGTGACACAGAATTAATTTCGCCAGCAAGAAGTCTATTCTATTTGACTGGTGGTTATAACGAGTGGTCAACATTAGAAAACTATTCTAAACCTTGGACCGAGTGTTGTTTAGATTTTCAAGAAGAATTTGGTTTTATGATAACTAAAATTATTAAAAGGTCAAAAAAACTATCAGATATAAGAAATGGTTTCACAAAATATCTAAACTTACCAGTTTTGTACGATTACGCACTTAGTAAAAATTTATTGAAGTAAACTAAAAAGATATTTAAGTAAGAACCCATCGAAAGATGGGTTTTTTCTTTTTTATATATAGTGTTATGGAAGAATTTAAGTCAGTTTGTTCAAATCCTTGGTGTAAGGCACATTTCACATTTACTGAGAGAGATTACATAAATGTAGATGGTGAACTTAGACAACCTAAGAATTGTAAAAAATGTAAAAGCTTTGAAACAGAACTAAGTGGCGGCATTGAATGGAATGATAAAACATACGAAGGACCAAGATTTGACAATCAACCACATGAAATTAGATATAAAGTAACCAATTTCAAATTATGAGAGCACAGTTTTTTGATTTATCAGTTTTAATAGAGTTAGAAAGTAAAGTTTGGTTAGTTTCAAGAACTAAACCATCGATTCCTATTATCAAAATTTCAACATCGGAATTTAATCTTATAAAGAAGGGAGTTTATGTGAAATTTGGACAAAGAATGAAGATAGGTGGAGTAGACTATTGGTTGAGTAAAGAACTATCTGATGATATTAAAATAAAGTGTGTTAAGTCAAATACCGACATTTCGGATCTTGTTTTTTCGATGCAAGAGTATATGAATCCAAACATCATAGAAAAGTTAAATTATGAAATACACAAAGATAATCTGTATAACATTAAAAATACAGATGACGATATCTATATAATTTGTTCTAAAAATACCAAAAAAAATTATGAGTATCTAATAAATAAACTAGAGGAATTCTTAGAATCAATAGGTCTAAAAGTCAAGAAATACTACTACATTTCAGAAACATATTTCAATAGAAACGAAGATGAAATATGTCATAAAAAAGTAAGGCTTTTACTTCAACATCTTATAGGATTGAAAACCGATGGTGATAAATTCACTGAAGAAGAATTAACAAAGTATGATACCATTTTGTACTATGATGACTCTAAAGAATCTTTAGAAATGTCTAAAAACATAAACGACACACTTTTATTTTTGACCAGAAACTCTGAAAAAACAATCTCAGAAAGAATTAAAAATCTTCTCAAATCTAACTACACAGAACTTGTTGTTAATGAGGTAACTTTTAATAAAGTGAACAGGTTCATCACCACTACAGTAAAAATTACAACTCAAAATATTATTAAAACTTTTGAGTCGTTTAGGTTTAGAAATTAAGACTTACCAGAATCTTTATCTTTACTCAACATAGCCATTTTAATCATGTCGTTGAGTTTTCTATTATCCATAATATCACCATTAGGATTTGAACCAGAATCAGATACATCATCAGTTAATGATTTATTAAGTTCAGGATTTTCAATTTCATTAAAACCTAAGTCTTTTCTAAGATTTTTATAAAACTTCTCTAAATCTGTACGTTGAGTCGATAAAAATTTAGCATTTTCTCTAATCTGACCAATAGTCTGGTTGACTACTTCGTGCATTCTAGCCGAATTATCACCATTATCAACTTGTCTTAATTGAGAAAGAAAGTTTTTTCTAGTCATTTTAGTTAAGAATATAGTTTCAGCATAAACCATTGCATCTTCT